GGTGCATTAGTTGTTGCTGGGGGAGCAGGAATAAGTGGTAATGTACACGTGGGAAATCTAACCACTAGCGGTACATTAATAGTCAATGACTTAATTGTAAACGGTGCGGCCGCACTAAGTGAAATTGCCAGCGGTAATGCTAGTGTAACAGTAACACCGGGTACTATTACTTTTACTGTGGGTGGCACAGTAATTGCAGAAATTACAGAAGCAGGACTAACACTAACAGCACCATTGGCCATGGGCGGAAACCCAATTGGGGGATTAGCAACACCTGCTAGTTCAGATCAAGCCGCAACCAAGGGATATGCTGACGGATCAGCAAGTGCCAGTGCATTTCCAGTGGGAGATTATGGCGATATCGGCGGGTCCGCGGCACAAGATGCATTCGGACAGAGTTTAAGCCCGTTAAGTTACTACGATTTAAAGAATACCCCAAACGGATCAGTATTAGTACGGGATTTGTTAACTAGTGGTACAGAACCACTTGCCCCAATTTAAGATAAATAGAGTATAGGAGAATAGGAAATGCCAACAGTCGTACAGTTTAGACGAGGAACAACAAACCAAAATGATTCATTTACTGGCGCTGACGGTGAGTTTTCTGTTGACACAAACAAATACACTATTCGTGTACACGATGGGGTTACATCGGGCGGTAATGAGCTATTACGTAAAGATTTAACAAACCAACAGGTATTAGTAGAAACCGGCGTTGGCACTAATCCTACGATATTAGATACATTTGATGCTACAGATTATCGCAGTGCAGAATACTTTATCACAGTTACGGATACTGTAAATAACCGTTATTCTGCCCAGACACTAAACATTGTTCACAACGGAAGTACCGCAGTTGTTGCGGTATACGGAGTTGTTGTTAGTCCGACGAATTCACCAACCCTAATGTCATTTTCTGTTAGTTGTTCTAGTGGCATCGTAAGTTTGTCAGGCACTGGGTCCTCAACGAACAATACAGTTAAAATGCTAAGAAGACTTGCCCCAGTATAATAGGAATAAAAATGCAAATTTTACAAAAACTTTATCGATCTAGCTATGTAGGTGAAAATATCACAACAGAAATGAGACACATAGGTAGTAAGTGGGACATGTCTATTGAATTTGTGCCAAATAGTGTTATTAATAATCAGATTAGTAACAAAGCAGTTGTAATTGGTAACGGTGTAAGTAGAAAAGATTTTAACTTAAAAGTAATCGAACAGCACAAAGGCGGCTTGTTGGCCAGCGGCGCTTTGCAAAGCTACGGATGTAATGCGGTATACAGAGACATAAAGCCACATTTCTTAGTGGCAACAGGTAGCGATGAAATTATTAACGAAATTATTGAGTCTGGTTACTGTGATACAAATATTGTATATGCAAGTTCTGCAAACGTATTAGCATACCCATCAAAATTTTATTTGGTGCCACAAGACGTTCAATTTAATGCCGGTGCAGTGGCAACATATTTGGCTGCATTCGATGGACACAAAACAATTTATATGTTAGGCTTTGATGCAGAGCACGGAGAATTTGAAACAAACATCTACCGTGGTACTCATGCATATGAATCTAATTCAAACACAGGTACCTACTATGTAAATGCACTTTCTCAAATCATGAATTTATATGATGACGTTGATTTTGTAAGAGTAATGCCAACGTTAAATGCAGAAATGCCGGAAGCATGGAAGTACATAACTAACTTACGTCAAATTACCTATAGACAGTTTACTCTAGAGGTTGATCTTTAAACACTGATTCCATAGTTGTTAGTTTATCAACTATAGCCGCAAATTTAAAACTACGCCACACCCCCGGATGTAAAGGACGGGGGTGATCCTTTAGTGGAACCCAACAATATCCTCTGTGCTCGTGGTTTAGTTTAGGAACAAATTCTTCTTTAATTGGTATTAGAAAAGTATGAAAAACAAATTTACCATTGTCGCTGGTAAATTGTTCTATGGGAATTATTTTACTATATGAAAAGTTATTTCCAACTTCTTCGGTAATTTCTCTGTGTAAGCCTTCGATTACAGTTTCGTTGGCTTCTACTTTACCGCCCACCAATCCCCACGAGTCTGCATGTTTAGTAGCGTTACGGAGTAAAAAAAGATATCGTTGGGTAACTGTGCAGTATATCAACGCACCACAACTTGCTACAGAACAATTCTCCATTCACCTTCTCCGTAAATACCCTCAACGCTTTTAGTCCACTGATTATTAGACCATTCGTATTGTGTGTTAGTATTTAAGTTAGTGATGTACTGAACTGAATTTTCTTGTTGACTATCAAAAGAAACTCTCCAATGATTGCCATCGTATTCAACGATATCTCCTGCATTGGCAACAAAATGAGCGCCATCAACTCCGCCCCATGCAATAGCACCTTCGTTATTATCAAAGTCGCCAATTGGATTTAAAATTAGATATCTTGTTCCGGTGTCGGGAGTAAGTAAGCCAAGTTGATCTACATTTACAGAGTAGGGATCAATGATAGCATCAATTGGATCTAAGGTATTAACAGGTAATGTATCTGGATCAACTGAAAACAATAGTACTGTTTCGTCTGTTGGATGATATGATACGTGCCCGACTACTTCGTAATTGCTGTCAGTGTATCTTAGACGTAACTGAGTGTTGCCGTTAATTAATGTGCCAAAGTCTTCTATCAATGGACGCCATTCGTGTTTGGCATTAATGCGAATCTGAGGAATTTTGTTGTCTGTTGGTGCTATTAGTTTTAAAGTATTGCCAGTGTACAACACACTGTAGTCTCTTAGCGTAATTACTTTACTAGCCAACCAGTCCCCGCCGTTCCAAGCATCATCGACTAAATTACCATTACTGTCATACAACCCATTTAACACACGTTGTACAACACCTAATTTTTTAACCTTAGCAGGAGTAGTAATCCAAATTGGCATACTAAACTGCATGGTCATAACACTAATAGATTCGTCGCCACCGGTTGGAATAGTTCTACTATCCCATGTAGTGCTGTCTAAAAACACAACACTCAAACTGGTCCAATCGATATAATTATCGGTATTTTGTATTTCTAGGCCTGGGTTAAACAAGGTTGCAATTTGCTCAAACAATTGTAGTTTTTGTTGAGTATTGCTAGTCCATACGTCTAGTTTAAGAGTTAACTTGTATGGCACAGGCATCAATCTTTCAATGGTATACGCATCTCCTTGGGTGCCTAATAATTCTCCAGTGTCGGGATCATATGCACGTTCACGCAAATTCATTTTACTTACAAAATTTGGCTCTTGTACACGTTCTCTGTCATAATCTAATGCACTAACATACACAGCCATTGCTGGAACATTGGGTAATGTATTTTCACTGTTACCACGAATTATTTGTGCGGCCTGTCTGCTTTGATCACCATACATAACAGGAACACGCTGTAATGCAACAGTGCCGTTACGATCCTTTCCAAACTCAACTTGGAATCCGGATATCATGCGAATAAACTGTTCAATGAATCGACGAACCTGGCCGTCGTAGAAAAACTGTTGAGCCATTAGTTATCTGCCCTTGGTGTAAATGCTTTACTTAGGCTTTGTAGAGTATTACGTGCTTCTCCTTCGGAGTCTAAGTAAGTAGTTGTATCGTTCACAAAACCACTGCGTAAAGTTTTGTTGTTTGGTCCTGGGGTTAATGAAGTGCGTTGTACATCTTCGATCTTGACCCATCGGCGCCCATCGAATCTAAATAAGCGATTTGGCAAATAATCAGAACGTAAGAAATAGTCCCCAACTGCTGGCTGGCTTGGAAATTCAATACCAAGTCCCACGGGCAATCCATTGGGTCCTAATCCATCACCAGTTAGATATCCTTGTATCTTGGATCTTGGACTTAACGGTGCTTCGTCTGCTGTTTCACCAATTGTATCGGCCGTAACATTAGTTTCGTCGGCAGTATCACTATCAACCGCCCCTTCCGTTCCATTTTCAGTAAACGGTTTAAGATATATCGGTTGTGTATTGTACCCTGACTTAGGAACACCGGCCTCTGCTTGTGCAATTACAGCATCATTAATTGCGATTTGTGCATTATATGTGCTCAATAACTCACCTAGAGGTGTAGTTGTATTATCACCGGCAGTAATGTTATTAAGAATGTCTTTATACTCTTGACTATCTACTAGAGGATTAAGTTTAACTCTCCAAAGATGTGGCCACCAAGTTGGGCTAAACCCTTCGCTGGCAAATGAACAATCACCCACTACATAATATCGTTTTAGTGCCGCAGGCACATCTTGATTAAGGGCGTCGTAATCTTTTAAATGTTCTAGCTCTAACACATCGCCGGCCATCAATTTACGCCCAATGGTATCAACCATATCACGTAAATGAAATACCATAAAAATTGTTCCTGTTTGTAGGAACAGTCCAAATTGGCTTAGGTCAAAATCTTGGTCTTGACGTTGATAGATGCCACGCATTTTGTAAATGTCGGTGTCATACTTGCGATCTCGGTTTTCAAGAAATAATAAATCCTGTATGTTTTGCTCACTTTGATTAGCATAACTAGGTTTGGTAGCATCTGGGCCAAATCCAATGTTTGTCCCGCTGGCCAATGCAGATGTGGTTATTGTGTTTAGTGTTACAGTAGTTGATGTTTTGCTGGCTACCCGTGTTCCGCTGGGAATACCGGGACCAAATGCAAAATCGTCAATGTTAATTCCTGTGGTGTTGGGAAATGTTAGATTAAAACCTGCAGATACTTGTGCGGCACTGGTAGCTTTGTTGGTACCTTGGGCTACGGTGCCTAGGTATTTGTGTATGTGAATACCAGTTCCGCCAATGGTAAACATTTCGCTGATTCTGCGATCTATAAACTTGTAATCATTTGAGTGTTTACCGTCTTTCCAAAGGCTTAAACGTGGCATACCAAATCCTATATTGTAGTATTTATGGGTTTGACACATATACCATTTTAATGTAAAATGCTAGTATGCAAGAAATTGAAAATCGCGTAAACGAGCTGTATTTTAAGATAATTGCCTGTAAGCAAGAGCACCAGCGTGACCTGAAACGCATGTGGCGTGTATGCAAGGACATAGTAACCGAAATAAGCAAGGAAGATGTAACCTGCCGCAGATTGGGAAAAGATACGCCCAAAAAGTTAGAATTAATTGAAAAATTAAACGAAAGTGTAAATACCCTGGAGCAGTACCTTGTGTTTGCTACTCTTTTAGAGTAGTTGACCTAAAATGAGCAATAATGTATAATATGCAGATATGAGAATTTTCTTAGACACAGAATTTACAGATTTTCCAGAAAGCGAATGCGACTTGATTAGCATTGGCTTGGTTGCCGATGATGGCAGAGAATTCTACGCAGAATTAACAGACTACAGACAAGAAGTATGCACCGATTTCGTTCATGAAATTGTTTTGCCTTTGCTAAAACAGCATAAAGGTACAATTGTGGGAAATCGTTTACAAGTTGCCAAAGAGCTAGCAGAATGGTTAGAACATTATAGAACTCACAACGAGTGTATTATTTGTTTTGACTATAATACTGATTGGGATTTAATGAGAAACATGTTACTATTGTTACCCGAGGACATGTTGCCCAACTTTCTAACAACCAAAAATATTTGGGGTGACATTGACAAAATGGCCATTGATTATTATTGGCTAGAAGCAGACTGTTTGGGCCATAAGCCGCATCACGCATTGTGGGACGCTCGTGGCAACAAGTATGCTTATCGAGGAACTTGATGTATAAAGTAGTTTGTAAAGAACATGAAGCAGAATTTGATAGTTTAGATTTAGCAATGGCACATGCCAAAGAGTTAAATGTATATGTGACCATTATTGGGAACGGCATAGAACTAGTTGGC